AACCGAAGTAAATTTTTGTGGACTTCCAAATGTAAACGTAGTGGTTTTTTCTTCTGCTGCAATTAACTTAGCCGGTTTGCTTACAATAAATGTCTGTGGGTTACCATTTGCTAAAGTATTTATCACGTAATTTTCTGCGGTAACTGTTGTGAAATCCACATCTTCCGTCAACCGAAATTGTACTACATTTGGACCGTTAGTAGAAAATGCGCTTCCGGCTTTTATCTTTAAAAGATATTTTGGGTTTGGGATATATACCCCATCTTGTACGATGGCAGGTGCTAATTGGTATAATGTTGCCGTAGTTGATGCTGCGGCTGTCAATTTTGGTTTGTATCCTAAAAACTGCGCAATGGTGACAACATTTTCTTGTTGTTCTGCGTACGCAAGTAAATTTTCTTTAAATGAGTTATCAATATAAAATGAAAGAACATCACCAATATATGATGCCATTTCAATAAACATCATGCCGGGAGACGTTTCATTAAAGTCTGCATAGGTGTTTGGATAGTAGGCCTTTGCAAACTCTATAAGATTTTGTCTAAAGTCGCCAAACGTCTTTGCAAGATAATTAATCTGTTTTACGTTTGGACGGGGTTGTAAATTAATTGGTTGTGTGGTGGCCATTACTGACTCCTAAAATGTACTTACGGTATTGTAGTAATTGGTTCCTTACTTACGTCTGCTAATTCTGCGACATATGGAAAAAACCCTCTTCTTCTACGTATTTGACCAGTCGTAGTAGTAAATTCTTGACCAGTTCGTGTGGTAAATCCAAGATTTTCCGCATTAAGATTTCTTGATAGTTCGCCGGTCTCGGACGCTGATATTTCAACTGTATCTGTTACATTTGGGTTATTTCTAAACACGTATCTGCATGAAATATTTAATACGTTTGCGTCGGGCGTTGGTGTTATTGTAAAATCTGTTACTTCTAAATATGGTAACCATTTATCTACTGCATCAATAACCGACAGTCGTGCTTGTTCAACGGTGTCTTCCGTAAGTGGTTCAAATAAAATTTTCCATAGGTCACATCCCAAGTCAGGTTGACTAAGACGCTCACCTTTCTTGGTTAAAATCAAATTTTGAAAGTTTGATTTTGTTTGAGTTAACAATGTCGTGGACTGTTCAAACATTCCTGTTTGGCCCATACGAATTGGTAGCGTGATACCTACGAATTTTTGTGCCATATTACTTACTCATTCCCATTTTTTTCATTAACGCAGAGTAATCTTTGTTAATTGCTTGAAACACCGGGTCGTCTTCGGTGATTCCTTGTGGTGGGGTTGGCATAACTCTGCCTAAATTAGAAGTGGTCGCTGTAATCGTATCCCCAATACGTTGTAGTCCCATCATTTCTGCTAACTGTGCACGGGGAATCTTGGGTTTCTTGGAAGTTTCTACCTTACCTTCTGTTAAGGATTTAATTTCCCCAATTGCTTCGCCTAAAAGTTTTGGTAAAACTTTATTAACTTCTTCTTCTACCATTTCTTTTACAAGTTCCCGTACATATGCTTTGAACAATGCTTTATCCATACTTTAATCCTCTATCTGTTATTAAACCGTCCAAGTACGTTACTGATATTTTCCGTAGCCTGTTTGGTCTGCATAATTTGATTCCGATATTGAAACGAATCTTTTGCCGCATCAACTCGTAAACGTTGTGATTCTATAAATGCTTCTTGCTCCTTTTGTTTCACTTCTTTAATTTTGTTATATACCAATTCTTTGATTTCTGCATAACTAGGAATCGGTGGTACTAATCGTGGAACTAATGACCCAATACTGGGTATTTCTGGAATTTGTGGAATCCGTTGTTCATATTGAGTAACCGTTTCGTTTACTCTGTTTTGAACATCTTCGATAGACCCAGAAAATAAACGGTCTGGTAATAATGATTCCAGTACTTTTTTTCGTTGTTCTGCTTCCGATAATATACTCATACAGAATTATTCTTGGTTACGAAGTTATCTGAACTATTGAACACTGCACCTTGTGGAGTAATACCGAGTTGGGTTGCCTGTAGTACTTTTAATGCCGTAATAAGTGGTAAGAAAAATGCCGTTCCTGTTCCTGTTGGTCCTACTTGTACAGTGGTAAGTGGTAATTGTGTTGTAAATATATTAATTAATTGTTGTAAAAACTGGGACAAAGACGCACCCAGAACCATAGGTTCTGATGGGTCATTTGTCGTACCTATAAATATCTTTTTTCCAAGAATTGAGTAGTTACTGGACGTTTTATTTGAAAAATCTTCTTGGGAAACTAACGATATTCTTTTACCAAAAATAGACACATCGTCCATAGCGTCCAAAGTGATATCAATATTTGAACTAAGGAACACTGACCGTTCTGACGCTACCGTAATACTACCTAATGCACTTAGATTTATTTCTGTATTAGAAAATAGAGAAATTTCATTAACTTTACTGTTTAAAATAACTCTATCTGAGTTTACGAAAATTTGTGCGCCAGAATAGTGTGGTTGGGTTTTTGGTATTTCGGACGAACGTAGGTGTGCCTTATTTACCGATTGACTTTTTTCTGTAGCTGCACTAAATTCTACTATTTCGTCAGATACCATCCATAGTGTAGACGCATCGTCGTTAATATCTTCATATACCAGTGAGTACATTTGATTAACACCGTTATACGTTGCTGCGTTTTCTCGTTGGCCGACCGTCAGTAATAGATTTGGCTTGGGGTCGTCTGTTGCAGGGTTACTGAATAAACTTGACCCCAATCTAATTACGGTACCAAATCTTCCCTGCGTGATTAGGTCACCTTCGTTAGACCGAACCCGGCGAACTGTTTGATTTTCTTTGAATTCTTTGCCTAATACCTTTTCTTCCGTAATAGTAGATATTTGATATGCCTGTCCACCTTGTGCGGCTATCTGTGCTGCTTGACTTTTTTGTTGACTCGTAGGTTGTGGTGATAGTCGCTTAGATAATCCTGGATTAGAGTTTTCGGTTATCTTGTTGGATATCCCCACAGTTCTAAAATAATAGTAATTACCAAGAAATTGCATTACTATTACTGTTTCCCCGACCAACGGATATTCTGTCATGCGGGTATCCATTGGCATAGCCGTATTCAAATCATCTATTGGAACGTTCGTTTCCTCTGGAATAAATCGTACTCTGATACGTCCTACGTTACTACCGTCGGGTGCATATCCCGTGCTACTTTCATTTATGATAACCTGTTCTACTGTTGCTTCTTGGTATGGAAATGGAGAGTACACAGAGAACCGTGGATATGCGGACGCTCCAGGTTGATTTACGTCAACATTATATGGAATTTGTCCGTAATTTCTCATACTTATTTCTCTGCGAAAACATCATCCAAGTCTTTCACATCTTCTTGAAGGTCTTGAATTTCTACTTTAATATCTTGTAGTAGTGCCTCTTTCTCCGACTCCGATAGTAAACCGTCTAGAGATGCATTAGATTTAACACCAACTGACACGATACGTTGAGCAATCTGTGCCACACGCACTAGATGTTCGTCGTTTTTGACGTTGACTTCCAAAAATCCCTGCACAATTGGTCCAATCACAGCCGCATCTTCTGGAGTACGGATGAGTTGGACCATTTTCATAATAAACGAGTTGATTTGAGCTCGCTTACTGTCAGTATTTTTGTGTATTTCTGTAAATAAGTCGGCTAGACTTTTCCCATCATACAGTTCGGAATTGATATCCATAAAGACCCCCTAAAATCCTATACTATAAATAGATAGGATTTATTTTTTATACGAGAAATAGGAGGTTGGGTCGGATAAATGTCCGTACCGTCTAAATTCCCCCAACATCTTCAATATTTGTGGTCGCATCTTGTTAATGACCTTGGTAATGTGGGCAGTCTTATAATTAGTCATTTCCCGAACCATCAGGTATAGGGCTTTTTTATTGAAATTATCAATATTATCTATACGTTCAATCAACTTAACTATGGCTGCTGCGATTTCACGGTCACGTTTCTTTTTAAAAAAACGGTCAAGATTAAATTCCCAATACTCTACCAATAATTTTAAAAATTCTTTCATATCGACCGATGAATCCCGAGTTTCTGGTTCCACCACTAGCATTTCTTCTAAACTAAAAGAATCTTCGGTTTGGTCTGAGAAGTATAAT